ATTAAGCCATAGTCTAATTTGAGTTTCTGTAGTATTAGGGTGATGTTGCCTAACCATTTCTATCATTTGTTTTTGTGTCATTTTTGCTGTGTAACCCTTTGTAATTCTTTTTCATAATCTTGCTTTAACTGCGTAGCAAAAGCTGCAGTATTTGTTGCAAGTTCTATATCTTCATTGCTCTGATCTTCAGAAGCTAACTTAAACATAAACTTAGCTGCTGCTCCAAGAACAACTGCATATTCAGCTCCACTAGGAAAATCAGAAATACTTGTATCTCCATGATCAATACTTGATGGATAGTCATATTTAATAACTTCTCCATTTTCACTACTTGTAGGTTCTGGTTGTATAACTAACAACTTACCTTTCAAATAAAACACAGGATCTCTTTTTTGTACAGTATCTGCAAAATAAATACTACCAGAGTCAGTAGCTCTACCATGCTGACCATAAGGTATCTCAGTAGCATAGTAACTATCTCTACTCACACTCAATATTCTTTTATTAGCAACATTGTAGGAATTAGATGTAATTGGTTGCACAGTTGCATTTCTTAATAATACATCTTTAGGCAAGACGTCAGATACTTCACGAGCTGTTGCATTTAACATATCGTTTAATCCATTAGTATCTGTAATTGTTCTACCTATTAAATCTTCTACTTGTAACTTAAATGTTTGCATTTATTACCTTTAATTACTAGGGCTGCAGGGTACGTTTGCATGCATGCCACAGCCCTTAGTAATCCTATTATTAACTTCCTGCTATAACTGCTATACTTGAAGGTGTGCCAGTTGTAGTCAATAATGCATTGACAGCCCATGCTGCATCATCAATAGCAACTAATTCAACAATATCACCAGCTGCACAACCAGAAGTTGTTGCATCTCCATCAAAAGTCATGACATCATAACTTCCTGGAGTACCTGTTGCTGTTGCATAAGTCACTACCTGCATTGCAGTTTGGTTATCAGTATTATTGTCTTGTACTTGCACTCTTCCAAAGAAAGCATCACCAGCAGTAACAGCAATCTTCATAGCTGCGTCAGTTCCACCAACTTTAAAAAGTATCTTATACTCTAAGCCTTTTTGACAAGCTGGTAGAGTTAAGGTAAAGCCAGTAGATGCATCAACAACTATTACTTTATTGCTATCTGCTTTTGATAATGTAGTTGCACTAGATATTGCTTCTACATTAGCCATAGTTCCGCCTTGAAATGGTCTAGCCATATTAAACCTCCTTAATCAGTTATCTTAAACAACTTATGAGATTCAATCAAGGTTATTCCAAGACCTTCATCAGACATGTATTGATCTTTTACTCCATCAAACGCGTCATCAGTCTTGATGTTAGTTTGGTATACTGGAGGTCTGTAAACAGCATGGAATAGGTTCTCTTCAGAAACTACAACCATGTATTTAGAGTAAGGCCCACGTAATACAGGAGTAGGAATTAACATCAACACACCATGAGGTGTTTCTAATTGTCTAAAGTTAAATCCATAACTGCTACGCTCTGAAGGCCCAATGTTAATATTCCATCCAGAGTTTCCAGCAAATCCAGAAGCACCATCAATCTTAGAAAAGTAGCTCATAGCACCACGACCAGCAAAAGCCATCTTCATACCTTGCTCTGGTATGTACTGGAATACTTTTTCCATATCATCTACAAAGTTGCTGTAGCTATAACTAGCTTCAGAAATTGTAAATACACTTTGATCATCACCACTTGTATCACCATACTTACCTAATGCTGTTACTAATCCCATTGTAGAACGAACTACATTTCCATTAACATCAGTTATTGCATGTTCAGCAAATGATTCACTAGATGTTCCGTCACGAGAATCAGCAAGACCAGTACCAATAGTAGAACCACCAAATAGGAAAGCTCTTTCTTTTTGTATCTTATGTTCTTGTGATTTTTGTAAACGTAGTCTAGCTAATTCAGATGACTCACCACGTAAAGCTGCTGCTTCTAAAGTACCAGTAATTTGTAGTGGTGTTTTAAAGATCTGAGTGCTGTTATGAACAACTTTGATTTCATCTGACCATGCTTCAGGAGCAACTGTTCCTTCACCATGTGCATTACCAACAACTCTAAATACATCATTGTCAGCAACATCTAAAGCTGCAGAACCTAAGTTTTTAAACTTAATTGTATTGCTATCAACAACAGTTGTAATCAAAGCTTGACCTTTTAGTGTAGTTCTAGTTGTATCCCAAACTTCACACTCTAAGCCAAGATATGATGAATCAGCAGATGATGCTAATCCAACGATATTATCAATATCTGTACCATCTGATTCTGAGTTTCCTGCAGCTAAACTAGCAGGATTACTAGCAGCAAGAAATTCTTGATTTTGCCAAGGATTTCTATGTTCAAACATTTTGAAAAGCGGATCGGTTGGTGTACGCTGTTCCTGATTAGCCACGATTGTAGTAAATGGGGTTACATCAGTCCAAAGTTCCTTGACAACTTGAGGACTGATATAAAAATCTCGTCTATCAGTAAAAAGAACACCTGAGCCGCTAAGGTTTTTAGTAGCCATTTTATTGTTTCCTTATTTTGCTCTGTGAAAGTAAAGCAGCATTAAACAAATCTTCCTCATTCATAGGTGGCTTACTTTGTCCTGTCTGTGCACTAGGCGTAGTAGGATTTTGTAAAGCTTGCCCTGCTTGTTGGAATTCTTGTTTCTTCTGTACTGCATTTATTTGTTCTTGTGTTGGAGCGTTCTGTATATCAAATAACTTAGCTAAAACATCAAGAGTTACATTGTTAGGATTAGTAGCCCAGCCAATAAAGTCTGCAGCTTTCATATCATCCCAACCATATTGATTCTTAACTGTGCTATAAGCTTGATTTAACATTTGCTTTTCTTGTTGTTGTGCAAATAATTGATCTTGCTCTTGAATACGTGCGTATTCTAACCTTTTAAGATAATCATATCGTTCATCTTGAAATTTTTCTTTAGCCATTCTGTATTTGAATGAATCGCTCTCAGGATCGTTGTATGCATCTATCTCACTATATGAGACTGGCTTTTCTGGTGGCATTGGCTCCTTCAATGGATCAGCCTGTGGCTGGGGCTGGGTTCCGTTGGAGACTGGAGCATTGTTCATTGATTCAATAGCTTTCTTATACATATCAAGCTCTTGAGCCATTCTACTTGCTTCATTCTTGGCCTTATCTGCCTGTGACTGCCAATATTGCAATCTGTTAGGATCCTCTTTTGCAGATACATCTTGTGTAGGCTCAGCAACTTCATTGCCCTCTGAAGTTTGAGCTTCTTGTTCATCGAACCTAGTTGTTTGGGTAATTGATGGTGCAGGTGAAGCAGTATCTGCAGGTGCATCGAAAACTTGTGTAGTTTCCATTTGCGGTTTGCTTACTTCCTGTACCTCAGCATTACTTACGTTTTCCATTATTCCTCCAATGGTATTGTTAAATCGTTTGTAGCATCTTGCTCAGCAACGACGTTTTTGATCTTTTTAAGTTCATCTTCCGTACGTGCTTGATATAGCTTAGATGCCATACTTGCCCTATTGGAGGATTGTTTTAGATCTGTTTTGAATTTCTCAACTTCGACACGTTGACGTGCATGTACCAGCTCACGTCTAGCTGTTTGCAGGTCACCCTGTAAATCTTTTATCTGTGCTTCCTGATTTTGTACCTGAGTCATTAGTTGCTGCATTTGAGACTTTCTATTTAATACATCTTCAACGTTAGCAACCTCTGTCTGCTTAAGCACTTCTAACTGATCTATAATACCATTCTTATATAGATCCATATAGTATTCAAATCTAGCGTATCTATTAGATGGTAAGGTAGAACCTGATACAACCAATACATCATATTTACCAACTGTTACGTCATTAAGTTTACCTAAAAACTCCCCACTTACTTGATCGTAAATAGGTTCATTTATCTTTACTTCTTTTGGTCTATGGTTTGGTTGTAATAATCGCATGACTTTCATAGTGGTATAAGTTGCTTGAATAAATCCTACTACTACTTTAGCAACTTGATTTATACCTTCCTCAATGTCATCTCTTTTAGATTTAATTCTTCTTTGACCATATTCATCTATTGCCAATGTACCTTTATAGGTTTGTGGCATAGCAGATGGATCTCCTTGCATTAATGCATAAATACCTAATATACGTTCTATATCAGCTTTTGCATCAGCTTCATTCTTATACAATTCATTAGGCAAAGGTATAGGCCCTGCTACTATAGGTTGACCTAACTCTGGATCAAACTCTATAACTGCAGTACCAGCTCTACCCCACTCTTCTTCTAGCTGCCTTTTATTCATAGAGCCTCTAGGTATAAGTAGCTTTACATTTGTAGAAGAAGATGCATGAGCAACAATAAGTGATCTTATCTTATTAATATACGACTGAAGTCCTTTTACCATTCGTACATCACTAAGCGGATAAGGATTACGATTATGATTATTCATAAAAGTAACTATTGGGTATTCTTCTATAGGAAGAACATTAATATATAAAAGCTCTCCACCAACACTTACAACTTGCTTTATTCTTGTAAGTTCTATTTCATTCATCAGTATATCACCTGTTTCCATAAGATCTGCAAAGGTAACTCTTTCAATAATAGTTGTACTATTCTTTAATGCATCAGGAGTTTCTTCTCCTTGCATCATTACTTGCTCTTGAGTAACAGGATTTATTAAAAGATGAAATACGTTTCCATACTCCTCTTCTATCTTTTTATAATTTTCTACTTCATTATCATCAGTTATGATATTTTCTCTTTCTTTATTGAATACCTTATATCCAATTTTTTGTGAGTATGCTTCATATTCTGCTGGAGTCAATATCTTTTCATCATTTAACTGTGGATCATAAATTCTATAGTGAGGTACTTTAATCTTTGAAAATCTTTCAATTACCTCTAATTGTCTTTCATCTGGTGTACCATAAATTCGCTGGGCGTTGATATCCTCTTTACTAACAATCTGATCTTCTAAACCATGTCTGATTGATTCTGTTTGAGGAGCAACAGAAGTTGTAGTAGCAGACTTTATTATTTCCTCTAAATCTGGATACATGGAGATCAACTGCATCTCAGAATAGAGTCTAGCAACAATAATGTTAGAAGCATCTCTAGAATAGGCATCTTGGGAAGAAGGACATACATATATATCTAGAGGATCTATAGCCTTTACATATATATCGCCTTTACCGAAGTCAGCTTGTGGATCATGATATACCATCATACAACCCATGCCCTTTACATAGTAGTCATCCACAACTTCTTTTAATTCGGTATTACCTTTGGAGTTTTCCCACACCCAGCTCATTAGGTCAGAAAAAATTTGTCCAGTCTTTACATCACTACCTTCTCTACCAGCCGACTGAAATCTAGGAGAGTTAGCAGTAAGCATAGCTTTAGCTTGTTCAACTGCTGGATAGATTACATTAACAACTAAAGGCTCTTGTGCACGTTTTCTTAGTGCATCAACTTGTTCTTTAGTCCATTGGATTCCATTACGAAACTCATTATCCTCTGTGGCTTGTCTAGCCCACTTATCACGTACAGATGAGTATTCGCTTAGTTTGTCCTCAGATATCTTGACTTCTGGGTGTTTTTCGGGCATATCAAGAACTTAGACATAAAAAGTTATAAAAAGTTTCAGGAAATCATCCAATCATCAGTCTTTTTTACGTAATCACCCTGAGAGTGATAAGACTCATTTCTTTGATTGCTATGATTTGGGGTATAATTATTTTTAGTAGCATAATATAGACCATCTAATAAATCATCGTGTTTTCCTCTAGGAAACATCAATAACTCATCTAGTAAATGATTCATATCTTTTTGGATATAAATCTTCTTTTGTGCAAACCATGGCTGCATTGTTTCTAATCTTGCTGACTTACTACTACGTGGTGTTTCTTTTATTTCTAGTCCTGGTATAAATAATCCTTCTTCATCAGCACGACTTCTTAAATAATCACGTAACATTTCTTGATAACCTACAGATTCTATACGAGTCTTAACAGGTTTATACTTTTTAAAATATTGTATAATAGTATCTGCTAGATTCATAGGTGTAGACCTTTTTCTATAATAAGGCAGCACATATTTGTTATTCTTATTATCTACAGCAACACATACAATCGTAGAGAAGTCTGCATGCTTACGAACAGAACTAGCTGGATCTACTCCCAT